CATAAATCTTTGTTGTGCTTTGGATACCGCTGGCATATTATAAAGTTCTTAATTTTTCAGTTATTCCCATTAACCTTTCTCTGATTTTATATAAAGATGCATTTGTTCTTTTCCAGTAATCTTCTTTCTTAAGTCCGTTTTCAGTCTTAATTTTAGAATACCAATTAACAAACTTCTCTATTTCAGAAAGTTGTTTTTGTATATTAGAAACTCCTCTACCAACTTTTGCTTTTGGTGAGGATTCTTCTCTTTTTAAGTCTAACCAACGATTTTCAGCCATAATCATACCACTAATATCTGCAATTTCTGCACCTGGCTCTTTCTTAGCTGCGGTTGGTTTAATTGGTAAAGCCTCTTTTTTACTAGCAGGAACATCACCTAAAGCCCAATCCTTTTCACCTTCTTCTAAATTATCAACAACAGTACCACCACTCACACTAGCCAATCTATTGTTTTTCTTTTTAGTTTGTCCGGGCTTTGAAAATGCAGCTGGTGTATTGTATCCAGCAACTGCACCAGTTCCAGTCATTTCATCCAATTCTTCTTCAGATTGAATTTCTTTAACAATAGTTCTGATTATTTCTTTTAATCTAGCTTCCATTATTTTATTTTAGATTTAAGTTCTTTGATAAGCTCATAAGAAAGCATAATAGATGAAACTTGATTGTCCGATACACCTTTACCCATTTTCATTTTTTCTAAAACAGAAATAGTTTCAGATAATTTAATAGTGGTAACTTTATCTTGTACTTTTGATTTAATAGATTTTAATTCCGTTACTATTTTTGGAAGTTCTGATGCAACATAATCTTTAAATTTAGTAGTATTTGTAATATTATTAATATACTCTTTTAATAAATTCTTTTGAGAATCATCAAGGTTTGTATATTTCTTATTAAAAGTTTCTACTAAAATCTTATAGGTAAGTAATCTAAGGTCTTTGTCTTGTTGTTTATAGGATTCAATCAGCTTTTTATCTTCAGCTGGTTGTGTTTTTAGAGAAGGTTTTGAGGTAATGTTTTCGATTAGGGTGATTTTAGAATTAAAAATATCTTTAATATCATACCCACTTTCTCTCTTAGATTCAAATACTTTATATATTGATGCTAGAACTTTATAATTAGATATAGGTGATGAAAGGAATTGTTCAATATCAAATTTAGCAGAAACCTCTTTAATAAGATTAAATTTCTCCTTTGATAATGCCGATTGATTCAATTTAGTATGTGCTTCGCATACTGTTTCTACCAATCTATCTGCCTTTGTTTCGGAACTATATTTTTCCTTTAACAATATATCGTAAAGACGTAACTCTTTGTTTAACTCTGTGTTTGGTCCAAAGAATTCTCTTACGATGTTTTTAGCGTTTTCAGTCTTATCGCCATTTAGAACTTCTAATGTTATTTGTCTTACTAATAATTCAAATAACACCCCAGTGTTCTTAAACTTGGAATGTTTAATTTTTTTCATTTAATTACCCTATATTTAATCTACCCTATAAACTAACACATATAAATATAAACAAATTTTTCTTTATTAAATTTTAGTATCATCTAATAGGTTTTTTTCATCAAGCATATCAGTTTTTTCGCTCAAAATCCTCTTTTTTGCTGAAATTCCATTGATATATTCTCTTGCTAACTTTTTTGCGTTAGCATTTAAGTTCCTGTCATCTCTCTTTCTTTCCTTATGATTTTCCTTATCTCCCAATGGGTCTCTACCATACGGATGCTTATCTTTACCATAAGTGTTACCCTCTTTTGGCCTTCCAACCCCCCTATTTAGTTCGATTTCAGTTTTTAATTTACCGATTTCTTCTTCCACATTTTGAGGTTGTGGTGGGTTTGCTGGGTCCTGCCCTTGCTGTTCAATTGATGTATGTCTGAATCTATCCTTAAGGTCTAAGATTACTTTTGCTCTTTCAATATCAACTTCATCTTGTGATAAACCAAAGATATTGTGATATGCCCAATCAGATGATAACATATTAAGTGCTTTTGCATCTGATGCTAATCTTACCTTCTCACTCCATAAATTAACCTTTTCTTGCTCATAAATTGTAGAAGCGTTTGTAAGCATTAATTCGAAGTTTGTCATTTCCGAATCTTCAATACCTTGAGCTGCTAAGTGAACAATTGCAATTTTAGTTAATTCACTAACAACTGTTCTTTGAATTCTTTCAATTGTTCTTGCAAAACGAACATCTTCTGCTGCTAGAGTTGCTTTACCATTTACGTTCTCATCATAAGATAAGTAAGCCTTTGGTACTCTCAATGCTGCAAATAATTTACCTCTTAAGTACTCAATATCCTCAATAGCCGCATATTCTAAACCTTGTAGGTTTTCAATATTTGTACCACTATCACTACCACGAACAGGTAAGAAAAAGTCTTCAGTAAGATTTTGTATGTTGTATTTTAAGTTATAATCACCAGTATCTTTATTAACAAATGGAGTTTTCTTCATTTTGTTAATAATCTTTTGCATGTAGTTATCAACTTCTACTGGTGGGATATTACCAATATCAATTTTAAATATTCTTTTTTCAGGTGCTCTCATAATACGATGGATTAACATCGCATCTTCCATAAGAGATAATTGTTTCCAAATTCTTCTAGCTCCCTCTACCATCGATTTACCATAAGGTAGGAAGTTTGTGTCTGATAACATACGGAAGTGAGCCATTTCATATTGCTCATATTCTTTTTTACCAAATCTATCCAATTCTACTTTATACTTAACATAATTTGCATTGTTAGGGTCAGTACCTTCTAATCTTTCAACATTATAGGTTGAATGTGGCATACAATTTATAACACCCTTACCTTCTGCTATTTCTAATGCTAAGAAAGCATCTCCATATTTTACTAAGTTTCTAACCCAAGGCCATAAATTAAATTCTATGTTCATTATATCATAGAATAAGTTATGTAATAGTTCTCTTACGTTTTCGTTTGTGGATTTAATTTGAAGTACATCACCATATTCATTCTTAGTTGTACTCTCATCCGCATATATATCTAATGCAGATGATATAATTGGGTCTTGGTCCATAGCATCATAATCTCTAAAAAGTTCTCTACGAACTTGATGATATGCCATTGATTGTGCACCCTGATTAGTTTCATAATAAGACCTTTGTAATTTGGTATATCTATCTCTAAGATTTACAAAGTTTGTATTATGCTGACGGTCTTCGGTATCTACAACTTTTCGTTTACCATCTTTATCAACCGTTACAATTGCGTTGGTTGCGAATAGTTTTTTAAGTCTACCAAAGAAACTCCTATCGTCTAATTGTTGTTCTTCTGCCATAATTTATTTTACCATTTTCTACAAGACCAATATCTTGCTTTTGTTCTAGGACCAGGGTTTTCACAATTGTGTCTTGCTCTGAATGATTTTCTTCTTTCTGGATTTGATTTCTTAATTCTCATTTCCTTATCACCAAAGTTTACCTTGATTACCTTTCCAGTTTTCGGGTTTTTAACATAAACCTTAAATTTCTTAACATCCCCTTGCATTGGTTTTCCTAACTTCACCTCTCTACCCTGATATTCAGCTTCGTAAACACAATTACAATTTGCTTCTTCTAATTGAGTTGAATATACTTTTAAAAAGTTTACGAAATCATCCATATCTTCTTGCTCAACATCCAATTCATCGTAATCATCAATCGGATTATCTTGCGGAGTATCGCCCATAGAATATGCTTTATCCACATACTCATCTTCATTTAGGATATTTGTTAATTTAATCATAGAATTTCTATTTTGACATTATATAACATAAATATCGTAATTTATCAAAACACTACAACCATTGAGTTAAATCCTCTATATCATCTCCAATTCTCATTTTCCAAGGATTATCATCCATACTACTACCACCATATACACCAGAATGCTGCATGTTTGATGAAATACCCCCCATAGCCCTTTTGGTTAAATCAATACCTTCTTGTTTTAAACGAAGTGCGGTATCTCTAACCCATAATCCAATACAAAATGCCATCACCAAGTCATCGTTATAACCCTTCATAGCTTCTGCTCTACCATTCATAAATATAAAAGTAAACAATTCATCTATCAAACGATTAGAACGAACAGTCACTGCTTTTTCTCTAAAGTATTCATCTAATTTAGATACAATTAAAGGTCTAGTTTTAGAAGTTGTTGAGAATCCAGCAACCATCTGTCTTTCATCAGCTCGGTATTTGTTTCTCATTTGGTTTTCAACATC